CAGATCCGTCTTCGTGAAACTGTAGACGCCCCATCGCGCTGCTGGCGATGTCGTCAATTGATTCTGCGATAAACCCGGCTTTCGCGAGTTCTGCCTTCAAGTCAGACGACGCGCCGCGCTGCATCATCTTGCTAATGCGGTCATTTGCGCCGGTCAGCTTGCCCTCGTAGTCAGCGGCCATCGCGTCGAGCTTGGCTTGCGCGTCATCAGCGCCCTTGCCGCTGCCCTTGGCCTTGTCAGTTAGCTCGGCAATCTTGGCGTCAATCTCCGCCGGGGTGCCGTACTTGCTGTAGGCCGCTGCGTTGCCGCGTTCCTTAGACAGAGCCGTCTTGAGGCCCGCCACGTCTTCCGGTGCGGCCAGTGCGCCTAGATCAAGGTGGCCGTCTGCTACGTGGCCTTGCAGCCACTCAGGCAATGTGGTGGCGTCTGATACTTCGATTTTCATTTGACTTCCCGTCAGGTTTTGCCCGCTTCCCGCGAACGTGGAAAAACCCCGCCGAAGCAGGGTTATTTAGAGTAAGGTTAGGTGGGTGCTGTCTTTAAAAGACTGTGGTCATGTCTTTAGTCGCTTCTTCCCAAAGCTCATACTGGCACCTAATGATGTCATGCAAAGGAAAGTCAGGCTTATCAAATACCCAAAACAATATGCTTTTTTCATCGTAGGCCACCCTGAATTTTACTTTTTTCCCATTTGCTTTATACATTGAATGCCGAAAAGCACTCTCAAACTCGCCCCAAAAACACTTCTTTGAGGTAGCAATCAAGAAAGATTCAAACCTAAATCGAATGGGCGTAGTCGTCTGCAAGCAAATAGCTCGCCATCCTTGCTTTAAATGTGACGATGCAAGCAATCTGCCTGCCCTTTTTGCTACCCCATATTCAAATTCGTACACACGTCCGCCCCAGCCACGGCCCAACATCACTCGTCGCCCAGCATCTTGACAACGCGCCCATGCTCTAGGGTTAGGTTCTCTGCGGCAAAAACCCTCATATCCCATTCTTGTCTTATGCTTTTATGCAATTCACCAGAAAGCCCGACCAATGCATTAGCTTGGCCAACGTTCATTCTCCCTTCGCAGACCGCTTCCATTGCGGCCAGCAAAAGCGCTCTATGGTCGCTCGGACTAATTATTTTATTGGTTTTCATATCTCTGCCCTCCCAAGGCAACCCATTTTGTGAACCGGGCAGGCTGGATGGGGGCCAGCTTTTCGGCGTATCCGCCTATCCCTTTGCAAGCCTTAAAGCATTGCCCTCAATTCTGCAAGCGTCAACTCGCGCCCGTTGCCGTCGACTAGATCCCGAAACTTGATCTTGCCATCGCGCCAGAGTTGCGCGCGTCCTACGCCCAGCTTGTCGTTTTGCTCTGCCACGTCGCGCCGTGATAACCAGCCCTCAAACGTCGTGTCGGCTGCTACCTGCCCATCCATGCCTGCCCGCGTGGATGCTGGCACTTCGTCGATGTCAAACCCTAGCTCGCGGAACGACTTGAGCACCGGGACCGACGTGCTGCGGCATCCCCAATGCAAATTGCCGGGACCGCCGCCCCAAGGCAGCTCGTGGCCGATCGGTTCGTGCGTATCAACCGTATATGTCAGCCCGTCGCGAACAGCGCATAACACTGTGGTTCGTAAATCTATGGTTGAGACCCACTGCAACGATTTGATGATGTCTTCGTTGCCCTCGTAAAGCGATTGCCGCGACTTCTGCGACACCGCCTGCGTTGCCGATCGAACCAGGCTTTCAGCATTGCGCCGGGAAACCTCCATAAACCCCTGAACGGGTGATCCGTTCTGCGTCCCGCCGCGAACAGCGCGGATTAGCGAGGCGTTTGTCTGCCCCTCGGCAATGCCCAGCCGCATAGCGTCCGTAAACCGTTGTAGCGTGTCGCCAGCCTGCCGGGATAGCCAGTCCGATACCGGCGCGCCCTCGATAAGCACGCCGTCAACAATCGCCGCAAGCTGCCCGCGCGTGATTGACGTTGTGATAAAGTCAAAGCCCAGCGCCTTGTTGATTGACGATCCGGCAAACGTGGTTTCAACGTCTGCCAGTTCGCGAAGTTCGCCGATTAGCCGGGTGCTTTCGCCGCGATATGCTGCGCGGATAGTTTCCTTGACTTGGCTCAACAGCTTTTCGAGCCGCGCCGCCTGTCGAGATGGTGCCGCAATGCCCGTCGGGTCAATCTTGGCAAGCTGCGCCACGATGTCGCCTTCGAGTTCCTTCAAAAACCGCGCTGCGTCCCGCAACTGGCCAGCCGTAAGCCGTTGCAGGTCCAGCGCGCGCCCTGTGATAGCGTCTAGGATTTCATCGTTCACGCTGGCCATTGGGTCACTTCTTTGGCTTGGGTTTACGCTTTGTCGGTGTCTTCGTGCCGTAGGCCATTGTTTTGCGAACCAAGCGGAACCCAACAGGCTCAGGCTGCCGATACGCAAGGTGCCTTCCGTCCGGCCCGAGCAGCATTGAATGCGTTTCGTGTTCTGTCACATGAACCTCGTCCGCGTAGGTGCCGCCGTCGCCCCATGCGTCAAATATGTCTTTCGATCCAGCCATTTATGGTTCCAATCCAAGTGGGGTGCCTACCATCATCGGCGACGCCGACGCAATGCGGTCAGCCTCATCCTGCGGGTTCAGATCGCTGGCAACCATGCCGCGTCGTGCAAGCTCGCGCAGGAACGTTTCGCGGCTCATGTTGCCCGATTGAACAGCCTGCAACAGCACAGCCATTTCTTGAGCCGACATCATGCCGACCGCAAATTCCTTGTTTACCGTCACGGTCGGCGTTACGTCCGCGCGGCCAGCGTATTGCAGCATATAGATCATCGCCTGCTCAAGCGCGTCCTGCAGAGAATCCGCCGTCATAGATAGCTGCGATGTTTCTTTTTCGGCATCAAGCGCGGCCCCGGTGGCGCTTTCAGACGACACGCGGGCAACAGTCAGCTGCAGGCCCAGCGTTTCCATCTGAAATTCAAGGTCTTTAAGGTCTTGCCGTCCGGCGTCGATTGCTTTGCCGCTATGCTCAACCCACTTGAGGTCAGCCGCCGGGTCATTTGCCGTGGTCATCTGTCCAACGCTGATCGTGATCGGCTCGTCGTCTTGGCGGCCCGAACCAAACAGGATCGGCACCCTCGCGAAGTGCAGCACGTTGCGCTGGTCAGATTGAGACTGCCAATGCGCGATGTTGCAATCGGCAAGGTCGTCGAGCATAGGCTCGCCCGTGAAAAACCCGGTGCGGTTGGCATAAAACGGCACCAGCGTGATGTCATCCATGTCGCTTATAGTCGGCTCTGCGAAAAGCACGTACTCGCCATCGCTGCCTTCGCGCTTGCGATAAAGCCGGGTCATAACGCCGCCAGCTTCCATCCGGTCCAGCACGCGAACCTGGTCTATTTCGACGCTTTTGAATTCGTCCTTGGGATCTTGCTCAGTAACGGACTCCATCAGCCGCAGCTGCGCCAGAACTGTGACGTTGCTGACAAGCTCTGTGCGCCAGCCCAGCACGTCCTCAACGCGAATGTGCGACAGGTACGGGCGCAGGCCCATAGACGCCACAGCGGCCCGCGTTACCTGCTCCGGGCGGGCTGGTGCGTCAACTAGGATATAAGCAATGCCAGAAGACAACCCGTCCTGAAACACGTCGCGCGCAAACGTGGATAAATCCCGCCCGGCGAGGTCAATATTCTTGGCCCATTCTGCAATGTCGTCTGGCGTTTCCTCAGCAAGCTCAACTGGCTTGCGAAAGACCCGGCCAGTCATGTCTCGGATTGCCTTCTTGTAGCCGTTAAACAGCCACGACATAGCCAAGCGCTCGTCATACGTCTCTTGCGATTCAGCCGTGAACTTTGGCAGGTAAGTTGTGCTTTTGCGGCGCATGCCCTGCGTGCCGCCCATCAAAGCGCGGCCACGGGCGGAAGCGTCCACCATCTGTGCGACAGCTTTTGATCTTGCGGCGACTGCGGTCATAAACGTAAACTCCGAGATTCAAATGTGGGCTTCACGACGGGCATTTCATACGCCAGCGGATATCCTGCTGCGTCATTTTGATGGTCGAGTCCCGTCTTCTTATCAGGCTCGCCGTTAGCGTCGTATGCCTGTTGCTCAAGGCAACGGGCAGTCTCGGGGCACGTATCGGGATTCACAAACACGCGCTTGTTTTGAAACGCCATGTTCACGGCTAGGATCCGGTCCTTAACGCGGGGGTTCGACGGCTTGGCGCGGATTGTAAAACCTGCGCCGCGCAACAGCCCGATGTCAGAGATCGATGCGCCCTTGCTGCTGGCGTTAGCGCCGCTGGCGTCGGGATAGATCGTAACGTGGTGTCCAGCCCAGCGGTCCTTGATCGTGTCAATCATCGCCGGGGTGTCTCGCCCGCCCTTGATTTCGTCAACGCAGTGCCAATCGTTCTCGCGCAGGACGTAAGCGCAAGCGGCCATGTTGCCGACGTTAAAGTCCATACCCAGCTTGATCGGCTCGCCGGGTTGCAGCGTCTCGCGGCTGCGGTTTACTTCGCGGTCGTATGACGTGTAAACGCTGCCCGATGTTAAGTTTACAAAGCGCCCCTCGATGTAGGCGTCAATCAATCCAGCCGGGTAGCTGTTGCGCAAGTTTTCAACATAGTCGGTTGGCAAAGTTGGATTGCTGTATGTCGGGGCTTGGAAATATTCGTAGCCTTCGGTCGGCTCTTTGGCCCATCGCTCATAGACGAACCGAAAACCCTCTGGCGTCGTATAAGCCGACACGCGATTAAACGGGCGCTTGATGCCTTCGGGCTTTTGCCGGTTCCGCGCGATGATCTGGTTCCACGCCTTTCGCGCTTGCTCCGTCTTAAGCGTATCTAGCTCGTCGACGTGCGCGCGGTAGGTCTCGTAACCAACGATCCTTTCGGGATTGTCCATTGTGCGCAGAACAAAGTCGCCGAAGCGTGGCCAGCTGGTGTAGATGATGTTTTCGGACTTGTTCCACTTGTGCGGCACCCCGATGCGTTCAAGCCTGGCGCAAATACGTGGCGCGGTGATTAGGCGGACAAGGTCGTAGGTAGGCGCATACATGCCAATTAATGCAGTTGCGCTGTGTGCCGCGTCACCAATTGCAGACCAGACCATAACCTCAGATTTGCCAGCGCCAAAGCCCGCGACAAACGCAGGGTGCTTCGCTTCCGATAACAGAAACCGTTCTTGCGGTTCAGTCAGGCTCAGTTGGATCAGGTTTCGCGCGGTCAATTTGCCACCCATCAAAATGATGCACATCAACTGCGCCTGTGCTTTCGACCACATCCTTCTGGCCAAGGTGCTGTTTGCCAAGCCAAATAAGGATCGACGGCACGCCCTTTTCAGCGGCCTTCCACTGATTTCTGCGCAGCGATGCCTTGCCGTGGCTCATATTCTTTTTAATAAGGTCGGAGAAAGAAGTGCCGTTGTGCTTTTTAAGCGCAAGGTTCAGCGTTTTGTCCGTTACCTCGAAGATGTCGCAGATTTCGTCCTGCGTGCATTGAATCCGCGCCATGCCTTCGATTGTCTTAAACTGTTCGTCGCTCAAAGTGAAAGGCGGTCTGCCTGTAGGTTTCTTGGTCATCAGGCGTCCCGCCCTTTCTTTAGGGCATCCCGCCCGTTGTAGAATTTGGAGCGTGTGGATCGGTGCTGCCCCGTCGCCCTGCTGACTGGTCGTCAGTGGTCGCCTGCTTCACACGCTTAGGGTATGGCTTGGCCAGCGGGGCAATCTGCGCCCGCATGGCGTCGTCTAGTGGCATTAGGTAGCGGTGTTTGCCCGGTACTATTTCAGCCGTAGCATTTGGGTCGATATTTTTTGCACCGATTATGCTGTTGAATCCTCCCTTTGCAATAACTGATCTAGGGTGCGTAAGTTTTCCAAAAATACGAAAAAACCTACTAGATATTCCCTGACCATTATAAACCCAGTTCCCCGCCTGATAAATTCCGCCATGATGCCCTTGTGACGTGTCTGCAAAAGAAACGACTAAACGCAATAACGGGTTTGTTTTTTTCAAAAACATCAGTGCCAACGCAGCAATTCTTGAGACAGGGACGTCGTGTTCAGTTAAAGCGATTCTTACAAGTTCTACGCATTCATCTTGGCCTAGCTTGTAAGGCTTACCCAAATTTGGCGTTGCACCCCTGCCAAACATTACAACGCCAATAAACTTATTTTTTTCCCACGCCCCTACGCGAACCAATTTTCCAACAGGCAAACACCTCGAATAATGCCAATTTTCACAAGCATACTTTGCAGCCGCATGAGTCGCCCAGTCTATGCGCAGATCAGCCTTGCCCATGTTCTCGCAAGTCCCATTCAGCCGCACAGTGCGGGCATGTCACTATCTTAGGCGCAAGCTGGTCTAGCCTGCCTTGATCGTCCTCAGTGCCGGGCGCAAATTCTGGTTCGTCAAATAAACGAGCCATTTCATCTAAATCAAAGCCGGTCAGCGACAGGTCAAAGTTCAGCGCGTCCAGTTCGCCCAGCTCAACATTGAGCATCGCGTCATCCCAGCCCGCGTTCAATGCCAGCTTGTTGTCAGCAATCACATAGGCTTTTTTCTGCGCGTCGGTCCAGCCATCGGCGACCATGCACGGCACGTCTTTGATGCCCAGCTTTTGCGCGGCCAAGATCCGCCCGTGGCCTGCAATCAATCCGCCATCGGCTTCAATCAGAACCGGCACTGTCCAGCCCCATTCCTTGATGCTGGCGGCGATCTGCGACACTTGCTCAGCGCTGTGCGTCCGGCTGTTGCGCGCATATGGGATCAAGTCAGTAACATTGCGGCGTTCGACTTTATCCGCTGGCCATTTTTGATCTGCCATTAGGCGTCCCGCCTTTGCTATCGTTAAGGCATCCCGCCTGTCGGTTGGCATAATAGCTTACGCACGGTGCCTGCCTGCGAATTAACGCAACACCGTGACAATTGCGGCTGGGTAATCCCTGCCCGCGAATGCGGCGATGATAACACAAGCGGACAGGGTTTGCAAGCGGGTCAATCTTGGTCTGTCATTCTGTGATTCCTTGTTTTGCCTTTGGTCGCCCTAGTGGCAAGTCCTTGGCGGCTGCTGCGTCTACGTCAGCGGCGTATGCCTCGACCTGTGCAGATACCTTTGCAGCGTATGCCACTGGCACCCACCCCGTTGGCAGCGCTTTAAAACCTG